CTCCAAAACAACAACTCTTTGTTGAAGAATACCTGGTCGACTTGAATGCGACTCAGGCTGCGATTCGTGCTGGTTATTCAGAGAAGACTGCAAACGAGCAGGGCGCCAGATTGTTAGCAAATGTTAGTGTTCAGGCGGCGATTAAGATTGCGATGGATAAGAGATCGGAACGGACACACATAACCCAAGACCGTGTGTTGGATGAGCTGGCCAAGCTGGCATTCTTCGATATCCGCAAGTTGTATGACGATAAAGGCAACTTAATTCCGATAACTCAGCTGGACGACGCTACTGCTGCTGCTATTGCCGGGATTGATGTGGTGGAAATGGCCGGCGGGATGGAGATTGGCGGGGATGCAGCAGTGAAGCACGTCGCTATGTATACCAAAAAAGTAAAGCTGGTAGATAAACGTGCTGCGCTGGTTGATATTGGCAAGCATATCGGCATGTTCATCGACCGCAAGGAAGTGGGCAAACCCGGAGACTTTGAGAACCTGAGTGATGATGAACTTGAACGCAGAACCGAAGCCGCCTTACAAGCACTCGGACATACGGACGCTGCAATTAGAACTGCTAAGACTGCACCAGGAAAAACAGCGAAGAAGTAGCCGTAGAAAGCTCTTCACCTACTATCCTGATGACGGGCCTTACAGGCGCGAGCTCTATCCGAAGCACATGGAGTTTTTCAAGGCCGGTGACGAATACCGCGAGCGCTGCTTTATGGCGGCGAATCGTATTGGCAAGACTGAAGGCGCCGGTGGGTATGAAACTGCCCTGCATTTGACTGGCCTGTACCCGGAATGGTGGGAAGGTGCCATGTTTGATGCGCCGGTCAACTTCTGGGCTGCGGGTAAGACGAACGAGACGACGCGCGACATTGTTCAGTACAAACTTTTTGGAAAAGTGCGGGGCAGCGGGCATACCAAACGAGTTGAAGGTACCGGATTGATACCTGGTGATCTTATCGGAGACATCACTTGGAAGCAGGGCGTCGCTGACCTGATCGATACAGTAGAGATTAAACACAACAACGGTGGCTGGTCCGTGCTCGGACTCAAAAGCTATCAGCAAGGGCGCGGTGGTTTTGAAGGAACAGAGAAAGATGGCATCTGGCTTGATGAGGAACCGCCCATGGACATCTATGGCGAATGCTTAATGCGGACGGCAACGACGAACGGGCTCATTTACATGACATTCACGCCGCTGGACGGGATGACTGAAACCGTGATGCAGTTCATACCGAAAGGCATGAAGCTCAAATAATGCCGCAAGTCAGCGAATCTAAATACCTGGTGATGGCTGGTTGGAATGATGTGCCTCACTTGGACGAGAGAACGAAGAGGGAACTATTGGACTCCACACCATCGCACATGCGCGAAGCGCGCTCACGCGGCATCCCGGTATTGGGTTCTGGCCGCATATTCCCCATTGATGAAGACACCATTAAAGAACCAATCATCCAGATACCGGAACATTGGGCCAGGTTGGCAGCGATCGACTTCGGATGGGATCACCCGACTGCCGGCGCATGGGGTGCTTGGGACCGCGACAGCGATGTGGTGCATATCTATGACGCTTACAAGCTGAGCGAGGCTACACCTATCATTCATGCTGCGACATTCAAGGCCAAAGGTGACTGGATCCCGGTGGCATGGCCGCATGATGGATTGCAACATGACAAGGGCTCTGGTGTTGCGCTGGCTGATCAGTATAGAAAACTAGGCGTCAACATGCTGAAGCATCAGGCGACACATCCTCCAGGACCTGGACAGGAAGAAGGACAGGGCGGCAATGGTGTAGAGGCCGGTATCATGGAAATGCTGAACCGTATGCAAACCGGCCGCTTGAAGGTTGCCGCACATCTGGAAGTGTTTTTTGAGGAATTCCGGCTGTACCATCGCAAGGACGGCAAGATAGTCAAGGAATTCGATGACGTGATAAGTGCCGTGCGCTACCTGATCATGATGCTGCGCTTTGCCAGGGTGAAGCCGGTCAAGAAGATAGCAGGACACTCAACATTCAGACCGCTCGATGCGGAGATAGGGCTTTGATACAGATGGGCTCACGTAATGTGAAGCCTCGATCAAGTCAGAATTTGGCAATTTATTCAGTTCCGGCTGAATTCTTTCTGGTCTGATTCAATACGAGACTTCAGCCCGGCTTCGTGCCGGGCTTCTTTTCACACATGCATCTGCGGATGCAGAAAGGTAAAGCATGAAAATCGAATACAAAGTGCGCCCTGTGACTCGCTATGTTGTGACGCGGTATGAAGAAACGGAAGGTGCTGGCAATTCCGGATGCGCAGGTAAAGGAGAATTCGCTAACGGTGAGGTGGCCTATCAAGTGGCCTACGCTCTGGCCAAAGAAGAGCACCAGCGCCTGGGATTCCCGCCGGGCGATATGCGGATTATCTATCCAGAGGTTCCAGAAGGCGTATCGGTCCCGCCACAAGGAACATACACCAATAGCCTGTAGCCATCAGTCTGTATATCAAATACAGCCTCGCTAAATGCGGGGCTTTTTCTTTTGTACAGGTGGGGATGGGTATTTTGATGGCTATTTCATCCATCACGGAGAACGGCCATGGCCACTTGTGTAGTGATTTGCCTGACTGATGACGGCCAGATGCTGGTCGGTGAGATTGACGAAAGTACGGTCAACCCCGACGAACTGGAGCCAGTCGACACCTTTGAAGCTGCAGCATCAGCTGCCGAAACCCTATTGCTCGGTGAAGAGCCGCCTGCAGATGTTGAGGAAGAGGCTTTTGTCAGCGCTGCAGAAGCACCGGACAGGGAGTATTGATCATGGCACTTGTCTTTGCACGTTCCATGCTCCCGCCAGGCGATGGCACTGCTGTCATGGCGTCCTGGGACAACCTGGACGAATCTGATACCGGTCCGGCCGCAATGGAAGTAACGGAATACGACTCAGCGGTAGTTCAGGTCATTGGCACATTCAACGGTGGAACGGTTGTCCTTCAGGGTAGTAATGATGGTGTCAATTGGGCTACGGTTCAGGACATCGCTGGCGATGCAATCTCACTTACCGCCGCCGGGATAAGCAGCCTGCGCGACCTTCCGAGGTATTTGCGTCCGCTGGTATCTGCAGGCACCGGTTTAGATATAGATGTATTCCTGAAGCTGAAGAGAATCAGCAGCAAGCGGACCTGATATGCAGGAACAGGAACTTTCACAACCTGGCACTGAGCTATCAGAAGAAGAGCGCGCCAAGGCTGAGCGCGAACAGCAGCTCGCCAAGATTGCTTCGCTCGCCGGCGTGCTGGTCAAGAGTCGTGATCTCGCCATTGAAGCCAGGCAGACATCCGGCATTGAGGAAGACTGGCTTGAGGATGAGGAATTCTACGAGGGCATTGATGATGCCAATCGTGATCTGGTCCGTAACCGTGCCAAGCCGCAGTCGCCAGATGGTGGTTCAGACCGGCTCATCAACAAGCAGGATGTGCGGTCCCGCGTATTCCTGAATATCACCCGCCCTTATGTCGATGCCGCTGCCGCCAAGGTGGCCGACATGCTGTTACCTACGGATGATCAGAATTGGGGTATCGAGCCAACTCCTATCCCAACGCTGGTCAAGAAAAAGGACGATCAGACGCCTGTAGTGGACCCGGTTTCCATGAATCCGATGATGGTGCAGGGTGTTGGCCCAGACGGGCAGCCCATGATGGACCCGGAAACGAACCAGCCCATCATGCGGCAAAAGACGGTAGCCGATCAGGTCAAGGAAGTTCTGGATCAGGCCAAGCAGGCGGCAAAAGATGCGGAGACCCGTATCGATGACTGGCTATCAGAATCCAATTACAACAATGAAACGCGGAAGTGCATCGAATTCACTGCGCGTTTAGGCACAGGCATCATGAAGGGGCCGTATCCGGTCGAGCGTAAACGCAGTGCTATCAATCGTGACGGTGGCCTGATCACGATGGTCAACGAGTCATACCTGGGGCCGGAGTCCCGCGCCATCAGTCCATGGAATATCTACCCGGACCCTAACTGTGGCAACAACATCCACAACGGAACGCATATCTGGGAGAAGGACAAGATCACCGCACGCCAGCTCAACGAGCTGATGAATGACGAAACCTACATTGCTGAGAACATCCAGCAATGTCTGCGCGAAGGTCCGCAGAAGAAGTATGTCGCTGACAACGCACCAGATGCACAGATCAATCTGGACGAGAAAGACCTGTTCGATATCTGGTTCTGGCACGGATTCCTTGGCCGCGAAGAAATGGAAGCCATGGGCTGCGAGTGTGACGAGTTCGATCTTGTCCCGGCCATTGTCACATTGGTTAATGACGTGCCCATCAAGGCAGTGCCAAACCCAAGCGAAAGCGGTGATTTCCCCTATGACGTGATGACCTGGCAGGCCCGCGATGATTATTGGGCAGGTATTGGTGTTGCTCGCCAGATTAGGACGCCACAGCGCATGCTGAACGGTGCGATTCGCCAGGTGATGGACAATGCTGGACTGTCCGCTGGTCCGCAGCTCGTCATCAGGAAGGGTGTTGTCGAGCCTGAGAATGGCCAGTGGAAACTGGAGCCGCGCAAGATTTGGGTGATGCAGGAAGAGTCCGAGGGCAAGGTGCAGGATGCCTTTGCCGCCATCAATATCCAGAGCCTGCAGGCCGAGCTCATGGGTATCGTGCAGTTCTCAATCAAGATGGCCGAGGATGTCACCGGCCTGCCTATGTTGTTGCAGGGACAACAGGGCAAGGCACCAGAGACAGTTGGCGGCATGCAGATGCTGAACAACAACGCATCGACCGTGCTGCGCCGTATTGCCCGCACCTTCGATGACTCCATTACCGAACCGCATATTCGCCGGTACTACGAATGGTTGCTGCTGGATCCTGACGTGCCTTCACAAGAGAAGGGCGACTTCAAGATTGTGGCGCGTGGTTCGTCGGCCCTGGTGGAGCGCGACATCGAGAATCAGGCCATTGCGGAAATGGGGGCCATCGTCACCAACCCGGTATTCGGTATCAACCCGAAGAAATGGTTTGCGGAACACTGCAAGTCTCGCCGCCTTGATCCCAACACATTCCAGTACACCGAGGAAGAGCAGGCCAAGATCGATGAAAGCATGGCGCAGCAGAAGGACCCCGCCGTGATGGTAGCCGAGCTGCGCTACAAGGAAACCATGGAGAAAGTAAATCTCGAACTGCAGGACAAGCAGGCTGAGCGTGAATTCAAGCTGCAGCTGGCACACATCGAAGAGAACATTGCCATGATCCGCCTGGCTGAAGAAAAGAACATGAGCATCAGCAAGATCAAAGCCGAGCTGGCCAGAACAGCGATGACGGAGAAGAACAAGCGCGACCTGCAAACTCAGGAGATTGCTGTCAAGAAGACTCAGGGGAGCGGGATTTGAACACGTGGGGTAGCGTAATTTACGCCGCATGATGTTTCAGCTGGAACCACACGAACGGGAAAACGCGCTTTGGAAAAAGCTCAAGGGGCAAATGGAAGATCGATTGGATGCGGAGCGCAAGAAGAATGATGCGAACCGCGACCCAATCGAAACCGCAAACATTCGTGGGCGCATAGCTGTACTGAAATATTTTTTGGCCCTGGATAACCCAGGCCCAAGTAGTGAATCGAGCGCTGAGAAATCACCACTCGACTGGTAAGGAGAAATGAATGACTGGGCAAGTTCAGGAAGTTCAGCAGGACGAAGAGCAGGACCAGGAAGAGCAACTATCACAGGCTGAGGCGGAAGAATCCGCGGCTTTTGCAGCCAGCTTTGGAGAGACGCGAGGCGACGAGCCCCCCGTCAATGAAGAAGCAGGCCAAGAAGGCAACCAGGCTGAGGAAGGCGCTGAAGCATCCGAACAGGCAGGCGACTCGCAAGAAGAGCAGTCCGGTGAAGAGCAGCAGCAAGAACCGATAGTGTTCGCAGGGCTTACAGAATCTCAGCTTGCTGAGAAGCTGGCCAAGATCGATACGCTGGAGCAGATGTCAGCCGCTGAAATGCGGAAGATGCACGGCAAGATCGGTGAGTTCAATGGTGCCCTGAAGGAACTGCAGAAGAACGGCGGCAACCGCGCAGCCATGAAGGTTGCGAAGGACCAGTTCAAGCGCCTGAGTGAAGACTACCCTGAAATTGCCGAAATGTTGGCCGAGGATTTGAGCGGTCTTGACTTTGCCGGCGGTGGTGGTGGCTTATCTGAAGATGTTGTCGAGCAGCGTGTTACAGAACGCGTCTCGGAGGTCAAGGAAGAGCTGTCACGCGAAATGCAGATGAATCTGCTGAAGATTCAGCATCGGGATTATGTGGATGTGTACGCGTCCGACCAGTTCCGAACCTGGCTGCAATCGCAACCAAAGGAAGAGCAAGAAAAGATTGAGAACTCCTGGGACGCGGTTTACCTGTCCGAGAAGCTCACTGAGTTCAAGTCCTGGCGTAACGAGAAACAAAACACATCCGCACAGCGCCAGCAGCGCTTGCGGAATGCGATACCGCCTAAAACGACGCAGGGCGCGGTGAAAGCCGGTCCGGCATCGGAAGAAGACGGTTTCAACTCGGTTTTCAAAAAATAGAAAGGACTTGAATCATGTCTATTCAACAAATGTCCACCGTCGCTCAGCGCGTTGGAATCGTAAAAGGCGAGATCCTGAAGCACGCCATGCCGGTCGAGGTACTGACCAAGGTTGGCTTGCAGCTCAAGATGCCGAAAAACTCTGGCGATACCGTCAAGTATCGTCGTGCTCTGCCACCAGGCGGCACTGACAATCTGTGGATTACCGGCGCCAATGTCGATACCTTCGCAGACGGTTACAAACTGACTGAAGGCGTCACCCCGTCCGCACGCACCATCAGCTACACCGATGTGACCGCGCAGCTGGAACAGTACGGCGTGCTGTATGCAATCACCGACAAGGCCTTCGATCTGTACGAAGACGACATTGCAGGCCACATGCGTCAGCAAATCGGTGAAACCATCGGCCAGATCCGCGAAATGATCTGCTACGCAGCAGTGAAGGCAGGCACCAACAAGTTCTATGCAGGCGGCACCAACCGCGGCACCGTGGACGAGTCACTGTCCCTGAACCTGATCCGCAACGTCACCAAGAGCCTGAAGAAGTATCACGCGAAGCAGGTAACCAAGATGCTGGCACCATCCGGCAACTATGGCACCTCTTCGGTCGAGGCTGGTTACGTGGTGTACTGCAGCACCGATATGGACCCGGCGATCCGCGATCTGCCAGGCTTCATCCCGGTAGCTGATTACGGTACCCGCAAGACCATCAGCGATCAGGAAATTGGTTCGGTCGAGAACTTCCGCTTCGTGACCTCTCCTGAGCTCGCACCCTACATCGATAGCGGTGCG